TATTTTATTTGTATTTTATTTGTATTTTATATTTAATGTATATTCAAATTATATTCATCTTATATTCAATTTTAGTTATATATTAAATTATTTTAACTTGTTAATGAACTAATTGATGATAATTCACTATAATTTTGTGAATTTGAATTAGAAGCATCATAAGATTGTTTTTTTGATTTATTTTTTTTTATAGTAGATTTATTCTTTCTTACTTTATTTGTTGTTTTATTTGTTGTTTTATTATTTTTTGTTGTTTTATTTGTTGTTTTTTTTGTTGTTTTATTATTTTTTGTTTTTTTTCTAATATTAATATTTGCTGTAGGCAATTCTTCAAATCCACCTTCTTCAAATATGTCACATACTTTTTCTTTTGCTTCACCCCATTTATTTCTACTATTATATAAATGTTGTAATTTTTCAAAATTTATTATTCCTTCAGTTGTTTTATTAGCACTTTTTACATTCAAAAACTTATATCGTTTTTCACCTATATACATTGAAGGTTGATTAATATTATTATTTAAAAAAAAGAATTTCCAATCATTATCATTCTTTTTTGTTAATAAATAACTACTTTTTCTCATTATTATATATTATTATTAAAATAATAAAAATAATATTATTATTTTAGTTTGTATTATTTTGTATTATTTTGTATTATTTTGTATTATTTTGTATTAGTTTTTTAGTTAACAATTATATTATACCAATCAGGTTTATTACGTTTTTTATTCCATGTTGCTATTTTTTGTTTTTCTGGTGACATATAATAATCACGATATGATTTCACGGGATCAGAACATTTATATTTATCAGGCATTGCTAACGCAAATGGTGTCAACCCTTTATATATAAAATTTTTATTTGTTGGCATATGTTCACGCAAATATATTGCCATTTCGTAAGATTTGTGAACTTTATTATTATCATGTTCATATCTAAATTTCCATTCATCATGCAAACAATCTACTAAATCAAGTGTCCATATAAAATTCTCCATTGATGTTCTACACCATATTGTTACTGGGTGGTTTTTATGAGCCATACGATATAATTTTGAGTTTATATATTCTTGTTCAGGTTCTGGTTCCAATAATCTACGCGCTGAACACAACATTTGAACTGATTCAAGTAATATCTTACTTATATGCTTGTCCATCATAAACTCAACTATTTCTTTTTGTATTAACGATAATATGAATATATTCATTGAATTATATCAACAATTTACAATTTATTAATGACGTTGCATTATAATAGTTATCTAATTTTCAATTTTATAATTATTTACATACCATATTATGATATGTGAATAATGAAAACTAATTTTTTGTTTTTATTTTTATTTTTTATTTTTATTTTTTATTTTTTTTTAATTATTTTATTATTTTCAAATATATTTTAATTTATATTTATGCGGAAGCAGCAGCAGCAGCGGCAGCGGCAGCTACGGCTTTACTTGATTTTGGAAAATGTGGAGACATATAACGTTGTAAGTTGAAATATGTTAATTCATCAGTCTTTTGTAATTTAAGTAACTTGGCTAATTTAGAATCTGGAATAATTTTACGTCCATTATCTTTATCTTGAAGATTGTTAGCACGGATATATTTATTAATTTCACGTGTTACATCTGTTCTTGCCATTTCAGTACCTTTTGCTTTACCAAGGAAAGTAGCTAATTCATCAGATACAAGAGTTGGTTTAATAAATCCACTTGGTGATCTATTACCACTCTTGGCTTTACGTTTACCACTAGCTTTCTTAGCAGCTTTTAATTCACGACTGGTTGCTTTTTCAAGAACAGCAAATTCTTTACGTAAAGAAGCAAATTCAGAAGCAAGACCTTGTAATCTTGTAAAGAATGATTGGAAATCTTGTAATAATACTTTATCGGATTCAACTGGAACTACGGTGTTTTCAGAAGATTCAACAGGAGCAGCTACTTCAACTACTGGTTCAACTGGAGCAGCAGTTTTTGGAGCAGATTTGGTGGTCTTTGTGACCTTCTTAGGAGTTTGAGGAACATCAGCGGTTTTCTTTACCATTATAATATTCTATATATATTACTATTTAAGTTGTTTTTTGTTATATATTATATTTTTATTACGAACTATCGTGACAAAAACATTAATTCCCTAAATAATATTTTTTTTATTTTTTTTACGCATTATTTTTATTTTCTTGTGCTAAAATATCCCATTTTCATCTCATTTATATCACGTTTTTTAGGATTTGATAACTTTTTTAATATTTTATTTAATTTATTTAATCTTTTTATCTTATTATTAGTATTATTTACACCACTTGTTATAGTTTGGATATTATAATTAATTGCTTCATTTAATGCTATTTTATCCAAATTATCTTTATCAATATTTTCAATCATAGTTACAACTGTATCAATATATTCATTAAATTCTTTATCATTATATTTACTATCTATAACTTCACGTATCACCTCATCTATAGTTGTCAATGTTTCATTACTATCATATGATGATGTATCAGTATCATAATTATAATTACTACTTTTTCCTTGTAGAGGGTTTAAAGGGCGTATTCTTTTACTTTTTTTATTTCTCTTTATTATTTTATTACTTTTATTACTTTTATTACTTTTTGAACTTTTTGAACTTTTTGAACTTTTTGAACTTTTTGAACTTTTTGAACTTTTTAATGATGAATTACCACTATTAACTTTTAAAGCATTTGTAAATATTGCTAATAATTCAGTATTATCACTAATATCACTAATATCACTAATATCACTATCTACACCACCCTTTTTAACAATATTTGATTTCTCTTTTAATCTCATCTTTTGTGTTTTTTTATTTTGTAATTTATTCTTATTTTTATTAATAATTATTTTCTTTCTCATTAATGATTTATTTTTTAATGTTCTTATGTAACCCATAATAATATAAATAAAGAAAATATAATATATATTATAATTTCTTTATAATTAACTTACACTATACGTGATACATACTTTGATATAACCACGGTAATGCTTCCGCAGCATCTTGATTTACCAATGTTAACGCACCTAATAAATAAAAACAACCTATAGCACTATTTTCTCTATTTATTGAAAAACGTATCATATTTTCCATTATATAATATGTATTTTGACGCACCAATTCTGTTGTAACTATATCAGAATATATTACTAAAGGCATACTATTATTACGATTTATAAAAGGATTGCCTCTCGGGCTACATATATTTCGTTTTGCTTGTTCACTTAATTCAGCACGATAATTCCATATATCATGCAATTCATGAATAAATTTTAATAATTTTGGTCGTGTTAACGATAAAAACCAATTAGGGTTAGTATAGTTACCTAAGGTATCCATAAAATGAAATAAATTACGAACATTCGTATCAAATCCTACTACCATTGTCATATTTTCTTCTTCATATGATTTTAAATTCAAATCTGTTTTAAGTATACGGGATATCTTTATAAAACGCTTTACTTTATGATAAACTTTTGTAACAAATGGAACACCGTTATAAGGATTATTCATATCATTCGGTTTTATTTCTTTATTATCGGTATTTTTAAAATAATTATGTAACGATACGATATTAAATCCATATATAACACCATCATCTTTAATACTAAAAAAATTAATATAATCTATATCTTTCAAATTATCTAATGATATAAAATCACTATTATTTACACATAATGAACGATCAATAAATCCAGGACCATGAAGTTGGATATATTTATAAACAAACTTACGTCTTACCGTCTTTTGTATTAATATTGAATAATAATTATATTTAAGTGTTGAATATATACGTTTTGTTAATTCATTCTTATTACCAGATATCTTCATTTTATAATGTTTTGCTATTAAACGCATCTGTTTTACATTATAATTATTTTCCATTACTATTTTATATTCATTCATTTGAGGTATAACAAAATCTTTATCCGATATTTTCTTTTTAAATACTCTTTTTGAAATACTATTATTATTTTTTAATTCATTTATCTTATCAATACGTGAATATTCATATATTAAATTATCCCTCATTTATTTAATGATTTATATATAATCTATTTTTTATTATTTATTTATAATATATATCTTATATTATGAAAATAAAATGATCAATTGTATTTTAATTATATATAATATATTTTTATTACCATATACAGTGTTATTATATAATTAATAAATGACTATGTTTTTTCTAAAATTGACTTAAAGAAATATTATTATCTATTATTATAAAATAAAAAATGTCACCAAGCACACTAATTGAAAACGCAAGCACTTTTAACTTCAAGACTGGTATTAAATACTCAGCAGTGAAATCTTTGTCTTCTGGAGCAAAGAGTATCAATGTTAAAAACCAAAGAACATCACAAACATTATATTTAAGAACACCTCTTATGTTAACTTGGGGTGTTAGTGATTATGAAGGTAATGAAAAATATGAAATGAGCTTACAATTTCCTAATAATGAATCATCAAAACCAGATGTAGATAATTTTCTTGAAAATATTAAAAATTTTGAAAATAAAATTAAAGCTGATGCTCTTACTAATTCACAAGAATGGTTCGGTAAAAAATATACTAATCCTGAAGTTCTTGAAGCTTTATGGACACCAATTTTAAAATATCCAAAAGTGAAAGGAGGTAATGGTGAAGTCGATTATGATAGACCACCTGTTCTTAGAGTTAAATTACCTGTATACGATGGTGAGTGGAAAAGCAAACTATACGATACTGAGAAAAAACAAATTTTCCCAAGCGAAACAGGTCTTACACCGGTAGAAATTGTTCAAAAAGGTTCTCAAGCAGCCTGTGTTGTTGAATGTGGAGGTATATGGTACGCAGCTGGAAAATTCGGTGTTACATTCAGGTTAAAGCAAGCTATTGTTAAACCAAGAGAAGATATTTCAAATGAATGTCAAATTGACCTTGATGATGATGAAAAAACCACTATCAATACGAGTGGATTGAAAAAAACAGAAGAATCAAGTGATAATGATGATGAAGATGATGGTGTAGTTGAAGATGATGTTGAAGAAGAGGAAGAACAAGAAGAAGAGGAAGAAGAAGAAGAAGTTAAACCACCAAGTCCTCCACCAGAACCTAAAAAAAAACGTGTTGTAAAAAAAAAAACAGCTGTTTAAATTTAAAATAAATTGTAAACTTTAAAATAAA